TCTTTTGCATTCAATGCAGAAGAAGAGGAAATTAAAGGAGTACTAGGTTGAACAACAGGAGTTGCTTTTACATCCACGGTCTGTTCAGAAGCAGGTACTTCTCTTTTAAAGACACGACCCGCCATTCTAGAACCACTACCACGAGCTGCCCTTCCTGCTAATCCTCTTGCTATTGCTCCTAATACCATCTTATACCATTATCCCCAGAACATCCACTTTAGCTTCATCTATCATAAATGAAGGTCTTATAGTAAAATTAGGAATTTCATTACCATCTGATGTTGCTTCTTGATTTTGTTGTTGCTGTTCATTAACTGCTTGTTGATACGCAACTACAGTATTCTTTTTCTCCTTAGGTTTTACCTCATACTTATCTCTATTAACCATCCCATCAACATTACTGCTTATTGGTCCTAAAATACCACTACTACCCTTAGTACCACCTTCTTTTTTATTACCACCAAACAATCCACCAACAGCACCAGCAGTTTTCCTTACCAATCCACCACCACTTCTCTTATCAAAATCAAATAGATTGCCTGTAAGTTGATCAGCAGCACCACCAATCATACGTTTCAATCCAAATCCACCACCTTTTTTCTTCCGTGTACCACCTGATCCTTTATAAGTTGAATATCCTTTTACTTTAATCTCACCCTTACCTTTAGGAATAACTATAGCCTCTGCTGGAGTCCCATCTAAAATCAATAGTTGTTTCTTTATTTGATTAACTTCAGGAGAATTAAAACCATATATCTGTCTTGCCGTATTCTTTGCCTTCACTAATTCTAATTTCTTTCTAGTATAATCAGCACTAGATTGAGACATATTACCAGATACTACCTGACCTCCTCGCATAGTAGCATTCTCACTGGTGCTCATCACCTCTCCACCATTATTAAGGTACTGAACAAGACCACCACCATTGAAATTAGATATAGAATTAAATACATTAGAAACTAAACCACCACTATTCATTTTAGCACTAGCAGATATATCATCACCTAATTCATCTAGTTCAAACTGATTCTTAATATTTAATAATTGTGCTGCGTGTGGGTTTTCTGCAAAGAACTTCTGCCTATCTTCTTCTGTTGTTTGCCTCATTGATGCACCAAAAGTAGTTTTACCATCGACTGTTTTTGATGTTGATGTGGTCTCGATACCTCTATCAAGATCTGTAAAAGTATCTGATGTTTCTTTTGTTCTTGGACCTGGACCCCTCATCTTTGTAAGTTCCACACCTGGAGCATAAGTTAGATTAGTTAAAGGAGGTAATCCCAGAAATCTTTCTCGTTCTTCATTAACAAACTTAAGCATATATGCTTCTTGTTGTTTTCTCTCTTCTGGGTCAGTTACGACACCTGCGTTAGAAGTAGGAGCATAAGGTCTACCACCACCAGGAAATCCTTTACGTTTCTTATCTGGCATCATCACTGGAATATTTGTTCCACCAGCAGCAGCATTCATTCCCTCAAGAGTGCCAACTCCATATTCTTCAACTGCTCCCTTAGACATAACAAATTCACCAGGAGTTAGCATGGCAGGGACTGTATCCTTATTACCAGATCCAGGAACTGTTCCACCCTTATTCATTTGAAGTGGTTCTTGCTGATCATCACCACCTTGCATTCTACCTATACCATATCCAACTCCACCAGCAAGTGCTAGAGGAGCAGCAACCTTAAGAACCTTACCTATTTTTCCTACACCAGGAATCATTGACATAAATTTAGCAGACTTTAAAGCTACAATAGCTTTAGTCATTGCAGGAATAAAGAACAAAATGGTTTTAATTAACCCTGCAACTAATCCACCAAACCCTGTTCCAAATAGTAACACTGCAGCAGTCAAAGCAGGCCACCAGTCCTTCACAAATCTAACTAAAGTTTGTATCTTACCTTGATTGGCTGGATTACTAAACCAATCTATAAAATTCATCAATATTTTTCCTAAAAAAAGAGTCTTTAAGAAATTAAATATCTTTCCAAACAAACCCATCACAGGTTTCATTACAGTATCACCTACTTTTTGTAGAATATTTGGTTTACTACTTTCTAATCCCTTCTCTTGACCTTTACGTTCATCCTCTTCCTTCTCCCTTCGCATACTTTCAGCAACACTCTTATCATTATCTTGCTGTTGAATTAAAGTATCTCTAATCGAATCAACAGTAGAAGCAATGGACTGAAGGGATTCCAATAAAGGACTTCCCATCTGCTGTGGAGTATCTACTGATTTTAATTGTTTATCTACATTCCCTTTACGAAGTTTAATAGTCTTCTTCAATAAAGTAATCTTCTTTTCATTCGCAGTAACTCTAGCCTCTATATTATCTACAGACTCTTGACTGCTTCCTTTCTTAAATGAATCAGCAGTTATAGTTGACCTCTTAACATTAAGCCCACCAATTTTTTCCTTTTGATCACTCAAAAAGGAAGATGCATTTATTAATTGTTGGCGGGATTTAGCCATACTTGGATTGGTTTTGCTTTTGTTTTTGTTCTTCCTCTTCAAGATGCTGTCGAAGAAGACCCACATAGATGTCTCGTTCCCAAGGCATCATATTTTCAATCTCTGTTAAGCTATATTTATGGTACTGCATCAAGGCAAAATTTAACTTGAAATAAGATTCCAAGTCCATATATGCCATGCCTATGCGAAAAAAGACGCTAAGCCCTCCAGTACCACTTCACTTTCAACTTTTGTTTTAGGATTAGTAACCTTAATAGTATGAGATAACTTAGGCATTGTCTCAAAGAACTTCTCAATATCCTTGAACTGAGATGAGTTCATAGATTCAAGAAAGTCTTTCACTTCTTTCTTAGTACAATCAGCAGTTGCCCATACTTCTTCTTCATTATAAATTTTATCAATACATGTACCAATCAATTCAAAAGATTGTTCCATCTGATTTCCTTCTTTGAAATCAAAATTGTTTTTAATAAACTCATCTAGAGAAGGATACTTAAGTTCCATCATCAAGTTATCATCTAACTTAATTTGTTTATTATGTTCATCATCCTTTTGAACTTTAATATCATCTATATCAAGAGTGATTGGAACTTGAGTCTTCTCATCATCAGGACAAATAATATTAAGATCTAATTCTTCTCCTACAGACTTACCACGAATATGAAGAAATAGAAACTCAATATCAAATGTAGGAAGAGATTCTACCTTTACACCCTTAGTGAGAACACAACTCTTTAAAACAGTTTTAATTGCTGTAGTAATCTGCTTGGTATCTTCACTCTCCAATGCAAGAACTAAAAGTTTTTCTTCTTTAACAAGAAATGGTCTATATTTAACCGACTGACCTGTTGACGGTAACTCCAATTCATAAGTCGGAGTCGCAATTTTTGGTAAAGGCATAATATCCTAATACAATTCAGTGTACTTTATTTAGATGGGTCTTTATGGTATAAGTCCCATATCTCGTCTCTCATCCTCGTTATATTGATTCTCTAGTACTATACCACTACTATTAAAAAACTCCACCTCTGACTGACCATCACTCCCATTTCTTTTTGGAGCAGGACCTTGTGCTCCTGTTATTCTATCTACAGTATACCTAATATATGTCATACCAACACTACACCGTAACAAATCTGATCCATTATAACTAACTGGCATTGAAGTTATTGATATGGGGTAACTCTTTATAAATTCGTACCTCAATCTATGCCCCGTTGTCTTTGTTTTTTTAGTCCTTATTTGTTCATCTTTTTCAAATTTAGTAACTGATAATCCAGTAGCAGTATATCCATCATATCCAGTTGAAGAATCTGGATATCTTATCCTATAAAAATAATCTTCAGATTTAGGAGTAATTGTATCGGATCCATATTGTTCTCCAGTAATATATGCTATCCATGTTTCAAAAACTTTAATAGGTAAATAATTTTCCGCATCTACATAAAATGTTAAATCTAACCTCTCATCAAATATTCTTCTATATGCATGTCTCTCCGTCACACCAGTAAAATTATTATTAATTTCCGTTGTAGCTAACTGAGATCCAGGAAGAGATGCTTCAGCACATAATAAATTCAATTGCCCTTGATGAACCCCTGCAGAATAACCAAATGCATTAGTCATCACCTTATCAAACCCAGAAGGTAGTCCAATCTGAACTTCAAAATGAGAAGTTGTTGCTGGACGTAACAAATTCTTTTTAATGCTTGCTACAGTTTTTGGGGAAGGCATTTATAAATACTTTTTGACCTTATATATTATATATGGCTGAAAGTAA